GATGCCGAGCGGATGCTGATCACCAGCATCACCGGCAACATCGCCACCGTCACACGTGCCTTCGACGGCACCGTGCTGGCCACCCACAGCAGTGCTGAGGTGTACGCCCTGCGGCTGCTCACCGTGACCCGAGGCGACTTCGGCTCCACAGCAGCCACGCACACCCAGGGCACCGCCATCACGGCCGCTGTCGTGCCAGGAGACGTCCGGGAACTGGCCCGCGCCGAGGCGCTGAACACGGTGTTCCAGATGACATCGGCGTACGCACGCACCATCGGTGAGAACGCCCGACCAGTGCCCGGTGGCTCACTACCGGACCTGCGCAACGACGTGCTCACCGCGTACGGCCGCAAAGCCAGAATTCGGGTGATCTGAGATGGCTGACGAGGTCACAGTCTCGGGGCCACTGTTCGATGGCCGAGCCATGGTGGCGGCCGACGAGGCGACTGTGGCGGCACAACACGCGGTGGCGCTGCGTGGGCAGGAGCTGGTGCGCGCCGCATTCGATGCGGCCATTGCGAACAACAGCGGGAAGTTCGACGCGAGCATCACTCTCACCGACGTCACCCGCACCTACACCACCAGCAGCGGTCGGAAGTCCTACAGCCTGGTTGCCGACGTGCCAGCGAAGACCGAGGTCGTCACCACCTCCATGGCGTCCTACGGCCCGTGGCTGGAGGGCGTTGGCTCGCGCAACGCCACGACTCGATTCAAGGGCTATCAGGGGTTTCGCCGCGCCACGGATGAGTTGGACACGCAGGCTGCGCCCATTGCCGAGGTGGCGATCGTGCCGTTTGTGATGAGGATGGACATCTAATGTTCGACGAAGCAGCAGCAAATGCGCTGATCAATAGCGTGACCAGTCACGCTGCCTCGCTGGGAATCTTCCGCAGCGTGAATAGCCACGAGCCCAAGTCGGCACCAGGCAACGGGCTGCGCTACGCGGTGTGGATCGACACCATCATGCCGGATGGAACTGTCTCGGGCCTGGACATGGTCAGTGGCACGGTCACGTTGATCGGGCGGATTTACGGCAACATGTTGCAAAAGCCCGAGGACGAAGTCGACCCGCGCATTACTGCGGCTACGGCCTCGCTGATGACAGCCTACGCGGGGAACTTCACATTCAGCGGCAGTATCCGCGACGTGGACCTGCTGAGGATGAACGCCAAGGCCGGTTACGTCACCATTGCCAGCACCGTCTACCGCGTGATGGACATCAGCATCCCCTGCGTGATCAACGATATGTGGAGCGAGGTGGCCTGACGTGGCAAAGAAGAGTGGTCTCGGCGCGAATTTCTATGTGGACGGCTATGACTTGTCCGGCGACATCAACAGCCTGACCACGCTGGAAACCATGCTGACCACGTTGGACTCCACCGGCATCGATAAGTTCGCGCACGAACGTATTCCGGGGCTGATGGATGGCAGCATCGAGTTCACGGCCTACTTCAACCCGGCATCCAATCGCGCTCACCCGGTCCTGAAGACCATGCCGACCACCGACCGGATCGCCAGCTACTACGACTCCACCACGCTGGGCGGCGAGACCGCGAACATGGTCGCTAAGCAGGTATCCTATGCGCCCACCCGTGGCGCGGATGCCTCCTTCCTGTTCAAGACCAAGACCACCGCGAACGCATACGGGTTGGGGTGGGCCACCGCACTGACGGCTGGCAAGCGGACCGACACGACGGCCACCACTGGCACTGCCGTCAACTTCAGTGCGGCTACCAGTTTCGGGTTCCAGGCGTACCTGCATGTGTTCGCGTTCACCGGAACCGACGTCACGATCAAGTTGCAGGACTCGGCCGACAACGTGACGTTCGCCGACATCACCTCGGGGGCCTTCACCCAGACCACCACCGCGCCAGGAGCCCAGCGGATTGCAGTGGGTGGTACCGCGACTGTCAGGCAGTACGTCCGTGCCACCACGGTCACCACAGGGGGCTTTACGTCGGTCACCTTCGCGGTCGGGATCACGAAGAACAACGTAAGCGTGGCGTTCTGATGGGGCTGCACTTCAACGTCCGGTCGCCGTTGGCCACGCATTGGCGTGAAGCCAGTTGCGAGGAAATCGACTGCGAGTCGTACCGCACTGGCTGGCGATTGCGCTACGACACACTGCCGCCGGACATGCAGTATGCCGCGACGCATAGCGGACGGCGCTACACCGAGATCACGGTGGATTTCGACCCGGACACTCAGCAGTTTTACAACCCACCGGCCACTTTCCTGGTGTTCGAGGCTGGCCAGCCCTGTTTCCGGTCGCGACAGCACCGTGTGCCCACGGGACGACCCGAGGTTTATGTGGCGCGCAACGACATGACCGGCGAACGAGTACTGCACACGTCGCCCCAGAACTGGGTGGATCACTGCGGCGAACACGTCGAATCCATTGTCGACATCATGAAGAGAGGGTGAGACACCATGGCCAAGCAGTCGGGTATGGGGTGGACCACGCTGGACGTGGACAACTCCAGTTCGGTGGCCCAGCACCTGAAGAACGACATTACTCAGTTGGACTTCGACACTCCGGTGGCCGTCCAGGATGTTACCGGCATCGATAAGTTCGCGCACGAACGCATCGACTTGCTGAGCGACTTCACGATCAACTTGACCGGCGTGTTCAACACGGCAGCCGGGGCCAGTCACCAGACCTTGAAGGACATCAACACGGGCGTGGCCCGCAACGTCACGGCGGTCATCGCGGCGCAGACCCTGGCCAACCTGTGCCTGTTCACCGGGTACACGCTGACCCGCTCGACCAACGGTGACTTCACGTGGAAGGCGACCGCCAGCCTGTCGTCCGGCACGCTGCCAGCCTGGAGCTAATCATGGGATTCAAGCCCGAACGCACCCACTATAAGTTGGTCTTCGCCGATCCCGGATGGGCCGGTTTCGAGGTGGTCATGACCTCCATGAGCATGGAGATGTTCGTGATGACCGCCGCGCTGACCCAACTGTCAGCCGAGCAGTTGGCGAAAAGTCCTGAGACGATCGACCGGTTGTTCACCAGCCTGGCGGACTGCCTGGTGTCCTGGAACTTGGATGACCAGCACGACAATCCGGTACCGGCCACCAAGGACGGCCTGTACACGCAGGACCTCGATTTCATCATGAAGATCGCGCAGGCGTGGGGACAGGCCGTGGCGTCGGTGCCCGACCCTTTGTCCGCCGACTCCAGCAGTGGAAATCAGTCCCTGGTGGAGTCCTTGACGACGGAAGCATTGTCACCAAGCCTACCGAGCTGATCGAAGCCGAGCTGTACCTGAACATTCTGGAGCGGTTCGGCGGCTACACATTGCGGACGCTCAAGGAAGAGGACTCGGAGCTGGGCCGACTATTGGCAATCGAGTCGCTGGGAGGGAGTAGAGATGCCAAATCTGGTCGAGATCATTATCTCGGGCAAGAATATGGCTGGCCCAGCGATCAATGAAGCCAAGGGACAAGCCGAAGGTCTGGGCGGTGCATTCACCACCGCAGCGGTCGTGGCAGGAGCTGGCGCAGCCCTGCTGATCGCGCACGCCACCCAGATGGCCTCGTCTTTCCAGTCCGACATGGAGATGCTCCACACCCAGGCCGGTGTGCCGCAGGCGGCCATTGGCGCCTTGAGTCAGCAGGTTCTTAGTCTCGCTGGGACGGTGGGCTTCTCGCCCAACAGCTTGGCCGACGCGTTGTTCCACGTCGAGTCCTCGTTCGCCTCGATGCCAGCACAGCTCAACGCGGCTGGTGGCGCCATGAACATCCTCCGGGTCGCTGCCAACGGTGCGGCGATCGGGCATTCCAATCTGACCGACACCACCAACGCCCTGGATGCCGCAGTGGCTGCTGGCATTCCCGGTGTGCAGAACATGGACCAGGCCATGGGTGCGCTCAACGCCACCGTGGGTTCCGGTGACATGAAGATGCAGGACCTGGCCGACGCCTTCGGTACCGGCATGGTGGCCGTGGTCAAGGGCTACGGACTGTCGATTCAGGACGTCGGCGCAGCCCTGGCCGTGTTCGGTGACAACAACATCCGTGGTGCGCAGGCTGGCACCAACCTGCGGATGGCGGTCCAAGCACTAGCAGTTCCAGCACATGCCGGTGCTGCCGAACTGAAGAACCTGGGCATGTCCACCGACCAGATGGCCAAGGACATGCAGTCCGGTGGCTTGATGAAGGCCCTGGAGGACTTCAAGACCCGCATGGACGAGGCGGGCATCAGCGCCAACCAGGAGGGCCAGGTCATCACCACGGTGTTCGGCAAGAAGGCCGGTACCGGTGTTGCGCTGCTGGTCGAGCAGTTGGACCGGCTGAAGTCGAAATACCCCGAGATCCAAGCCAGCATGAACAACTTCTCCCAGGATGTGTCGGCGAACAACGACACGCTGAGCCAGAAGACCAAGGACGTCAAGGCCGCGTTCGACGCGCTGATGATCGAGCTGGGCAACCTGCTGCTGCCGGTCGTGACCCAGGTGATGGACGCGTTCCGCCAGTTCGCCAGCTTCCTGGTCGACCACCAGACTGCGGCGAAGGCGCTGGCAGTGGTGCTGGGCGGCATACTGGCGATCGCCATCATCGCGATCACGGTGGCACTGTGGAACATGGCCGCAGCCACCATTGCCGCCACGTGGCCATTCTTGCTGGTCGTCGGCGTTATCGCGTTGGTAGTCACAGCGATCGTGCAGATCATCCGTCACTTCAGCGACTTCGAGCACGCCGGACAGGCGGCCGTGAACGCTGTCGCCGGAGCGTTCCAGAGCGCCGGTGATTGGATCGAGGGCCGGTGGAACGCCTTGATGAACTGGCTGAGCGGACTGGGCGCAGGTATTGCCAACATCGGTGCCACGATATGGAATGGCCTGACTTCCGGTCTTACCGATGCCGTCAACTGGATCATCGACCAGATCAACGGCCTGATCCACGGCATCAACAACATCACGGGTGCGGTCGGTATCCCCGGTATCCCGGACATCCCGCATCTGGCGGCCGGTGGTCCGGCAGGTGGCCTGGCGCAGATCAACGAGCAGGGCAGCGAGCTGGTCCGGCTGCCCAACGGGTCCACCGTGATCCCGCACGCCAACTCCGAGCAGATGTTGGCGAACAGTGCTTCGTCGCAGCCCATGATCCTAGAGATTCACTCGTCGGGCTCAGCGGTGGACGACATGCTGCTGGAAATCCTGCGCAAGGCAGTCCGGGTCAAGGGCGGCGGCAACGTCCAGCTCGCCTTGGGGAGAAACTGATGTCCAACTATCCCGGCGTGCAGTTGTTCCTCAACAATACCTGGATCGACATCCCAGATATGTACGCCAGTCCTGGCATTCAGATCACACGCGGCTACCCCAACGAGAGTTCGTCAATCCAGGCTGGACAGTGCACCTTCGACCTCAATAACCGCTCCGGCAACTACTCGCCCAAGAACCCGATGGGCGCGTACTACGGCTCGATTGGCAAGAACACGCTGATGCGAGCAGGCACGGCTTTCTATGGTACTGGGTTGACGTGGTCTGCTGATGATGCTGCGGGCAACGCATCGTCCAGCGCGTCTTTGAATGTCACAAGTGACATTGACATCAGGATGGAAGTCTTCGTTCCGAGCACTCTTTCCGGTGGTTGTTCACTTGCGGGCAAGAATACCGGGGTTACTACATCCCAGTTTTCTTGGCAGTTGAATGTGCAGACTGGTGGTTTCCTGGTCTTTTCCTGGTCGGCTAGTGGTACCAGTCTTTTCAGTGCAGAGATCAGCACGGCAGGTATCCCACTGGATACTCGCACGTCCTTGCGAGTGACTCTTGACGTCAACAACGGTCTAAGTCAGAACGTAGTGACGTTCTACACCGCGTCCAGTATTAATGGGCCGTGGGCGCAGCTTGGTAGTTCTTTTACAGGAATCGGCACTACTTCCATTTTCAGCTCCACTGCGGCACTCCAAGTGGGATCAACGGGGTACGTCACCACTCGTAATGGCATCCGGATTTTCAACTTCCAGTTGCTGAACGGCATCGGTGGTACCACTTTGGCCAGCCCCAACTTTGGTGCGCAGACACCAGGGGCATCGTCGTTCGTGGATGCTCAGTCCAATACCTGGACTATCCACAATCCCAACCACGACCTGGCCATCAGCTCCAGCAACGGAGTCATTCGCTTCGTCGGTGAGATCAGCGAGTGGCCACCGAAATGGGACGAGACGTTGAAGGATGCTCGGGTCAGCATCACCGCGTCCGGCATCGTTCGTCGGCTCAATCAGGACAGTGCGACGCTGCAAACCGCCTTCCGGCGGTGGGTCGAGCAACTGCCGACGAACTGGATACCGTACGGCTATTGGCCTTTGGAGGATGGGTCTCTCTCGGTGGTCGGCCTTCCCGTCTTTGCAGGGATTGGTGCTCAACTGACCACGACGGCCGGTACAAGCACGCGGTGGGGTCAGGGCACGCTCAGCAGCCACATGCAACCCGTCTTGGCCCTCTACGGCGGCGACAGCGTGCTGTGCACGTTGCTGTCGAACCCGTCTGCCGTCACTCCTGAGGGCCTTGGCGTGGACGTCTGCTTCAAGATGGACAGCGGGTCGGACTTCACCATCACGCTGACCGACACGCTGGGCCGCACGTCCACCTTCAGCTTCGCTACGGCGACCCAGACGTACAGTTACAGCTTCCTGAATGGCGCAGCGACGGGCTCACCAGCTTCTTGGAATGCGGCCGAGCCGAGCCCCTTCGACACTGCTGGTCATATGATCAGCTTTGGCTTCCAGCAGTCCGGGTCGAACATCAATGTCAACATCCCGGTATTCCAACTTGATGTGTCTCCTGGAAATGTTCAAACTGGTGCTAATGGTTTGTCGTTGACCATTACTGGACAGACGCTGGCTC